GCAAATTAATTTCATTGGTGCGTTGGTGTACCCCTTGCAGTGGGCAATGGTGTGCCGCTGGCAGTGGGCAATGGTGTACGCATTGAGTACAGGGATGTACCGCTTACAGTATCCGGACGGACATAGCCATACGTATGAATACCTAGGCATCTACGCGGCCGCATTGTCCGGTGGCGTGCAATGTATTGGCATGAGGTGTGCCATGACATCAAGCATAATGATGTGGCATGAAGTGTGCCATTAAGTGTTGGCATAAGGTGTGCCATCAGGTGTTGGCATAAGGTGTGACACAATGCGGCACCCCTCTGCCCCTTCACCCTTGCCCAATAGTGTAGCCTCCGACGACGTGTAGCTTCTGACGTCATGTAGCCTCAGGCGGTACGTAGAAGTACGGGGGTGGGTCTCAAATGTGTCGGCCTCGCGCGTAGGGTGCCACCTAAGTTCACGAGAGGAGCAATTTGGACGGCCTTTAATGCCCGTTAATACCCCTATATTATCACCTATGTTAGCGTCCACTATTCCTCAATGGAATCAACAACTTAGAGCAGCAATTCCTGGCACCTTCCTGACCGCTAAAGGGACACCTTGGGACACACCCTGTCTGACAGCTAGAGGCACTTCAGGGACAGCCAGAGTACACCCTGCACCACACCCATTGTGTGACTTATTACCGCTACCCATTGACTTTGGACTAAAAGTATGCTACAATAGACACTTGTTAGACAGGCAACAAAGATAGACACACACTCGACTCATCCACTAAGTACTTACTACTAATGATTAGTCTTGTTATTGTTATAACGTTGTTGCTTAATGTCACTTACGTACCTCAGCTTAGTAGACAGCTAGGTACTACATTGTACTAAGGGGATCACCATGACCAGCTCCACCAAGACATGCTCCATATGTGAGCAAGTCAAGCCCAATACAGAATTCCACTACATAGCCCTAGGTATTACTACTAGAGGTTGTGTCGTGTGTGTCAAGAAGCCCTTGGTTGTTAAAGATGCCAAGTAAAGAACCGGACGTCCACTCTACCCCTCCTGCTGTCAAGGATGCTCCCCTCATCGGAGACAGCAACAGAGTCGGGCGTCCACCTATTCCAAAGAAGAAGAGCGTTGGTAGGCCTAAAGGCAACAGCGCCATCTTAGCAGAGTATCAAGAGCGTATGCTCAATAGCCCCAAGTCTAGGAAGGTTCTGGATAAGGTCTTTGACATAGCTCTTGATGACGATCATAAGCATCAAGCAGTGTGCATTAAGCTAGTCGTTGATCGGCTTGTCCCTATGTCGCACTTCGAGAAGGAGAAGGCTGGTGGCATATCGGGGATTACTATCACTATGGCTACTGCTGGTGTTGTTAACATCGGTGGGGACAGCTCAGACGAATCAGACGAACGAGACATCACAGAATATTACGAGGATACAGCAGATGGCGAATAAGGCACAGGTAGGCCCACTATCGGAAGGCTACGAGCGTATGCTCATGCAGGCAGAGAACGCGCCATTGCTGGCCTCTATGGCCGCAGGCGGCATTGACGGCAAGCCCCCAGCGCTCAACGGCTTACGCCACGAAAGCCCAGAGAGAGGCTACGACACAGCAGGCTTCGGACACAAGATGACTAAGGCTGAGCATAACAGCGGCTTCATTAACGGCAAGCGGCTGGAAGAGTTCACCCCTGTTGACCTGATGAACATGTTCCGTAAGGATCAGGAGCGTGTCATGGTAGGCATGAACAAGCAGCTCAGGGCTATGGGTATTGACCACAGCAAATGGACACGACGCAAGAAGGAAGCAGCATTCGACATACACTACAACGTCAAAGGCGGCGTCAAGACATATCCCAAGTTCATAAACGCTATAGACGCTGGTGACTGGAAGACAGCACAGAAAGAGAGCGCCCGAAGCTACACAGTGGACGGACAGAAGAAGCAGATGATTAAGCGTCAGGACTTGTGGAACGCACAGTTCATGGGCAGCCAAGCAGCTAAAGGCTACGCCACCCCCGCAGCAGACAAAGAGACAGCCGAGGTGCTAAACCAACAGCGCCTACAGCGCGTTGACGCAGCTACACCTAGAGCAGCAGCAGCTATGGATCAGCAGCAGCAGGTGCAGGGCTTGCAAGAGGAAGTGGCAGCACAGCCAGAGCAGGCAGGCGCAGATGGCGGCTTCCTACAGGCAGCACAGCAGCAGGACGCAGCACCGCAGCCTCTAGTGGCTACGCCGTCCCCCGATATAGACCTCGGCGGGATGCTCAGCAAGGAATACACCAACCCAGCCACAGGCGGCAAGGGTGAAATGGGAGCAGGACTACTAGGATAGGGGAAACATGAGCAACAAGAGCTTCGAGATCAGCCTAACACCGTGGCAGCAGACGGTTTGGGAGGCAGAAGAGCGGTTTAAGGTGGTCGCTGCTGGTAGACGTACAGGTAAATCGCGTCTGGCAGCCAACGTACTCATCTATAAGGCGCTAACCTGCCCAGCTAAGACTGCTAAGGTCTTCTATGTGGCCCCTACACAGGGTCAGGCTAAGGATATCATGTGGGATTTGATCCAAGAGATCGCTGGCGACCTAGTATCTGCCACCCACAAGAACGATTGTACCATAACGCTGAAGAATGGCGTGACAATTGCGCTGAAAGGCGCTGATAGACCGCAGACCATGCGGGGTGTGTCCCTCTGGTACGTAGTTCTGGACGAGTACGCCGACATTAAGCCCGATGTGTGGGAGACGATCCTTCTACCCGCGCTTAGTGACCATGAAGGTGACGCCCTGTTCATTGGTACGCCGATGGGCAGGAATCACTTCTACGAATTGTACAAAGACGCGGAGCTAGGCAACGATGAGGACTTCATCGCCTTCCACTACACGTCATACGACAACCCGTTCCTATCTCGTGGCGTCATAGAGCGTGCGAAGAAGAGCATGAGCAGCCATAACTTCAAGCAGGAGTACATGGCGTCCTTTGAAGCACAAGGCTCACAGCTATTCCTTGAGGAGTGGATCAAGTTCAGCGATCATGCGCCATACGATGGCGAGTACTACATAGCAATTGACCCCGCAGGCTTCGAGGCCCACCGTGGCAAGATGACTAAGAACACACGGTTGGATGACACGTCCATCTGCGTGGTAAAGGCCAGCCGGAAGGGTTGGTACGTTGAGGACATCATACATGGACGGTGGACTCTAGCAGAGACGACAGAGAAGATATTCAATACGTGCATGAAGTATCAACCAGTACGTGTGGGCATAGAGAGAGGCATAGCACAGCAGGCCATACTCGATCCCATGAACGACATCATGCGGCAGACAGGACAGTTCATCAACTTTGAACTACTCACCCACGGCAACAAGAACAAGGTAGACAGGGTAATGTGGGCCTTGCAAGGGAAGTTCGAGAACGAGTACATCACCCTAGGACATGGCGATTGGAATGCCACCTTCTTAGATCAACTGTACCAGTTCCCCTCCCCGCTAACACACGATGACTTATTAGACTCGTTGGCCTACATAGACCAGCTAGTTGTACAGAACTACGAAAGCTCTTCTATCTTCTCAGAGGATGACGAAGGGGACTGGGACGAAATGAAGGTCATGTACTAATTACATTGACAAACAATCAATAGTGTGGTACAATGGCCGCATACACAATCAATAGGAATAAACAATGGATGACTTCAACGACATCAACCCACTAAGCTCAGACGCATTCACTTCTGGTGAGACGCTGGAGTCTTGGGTTCAGAGCAAGTGTGACGAGTGGCGTAACGCTTACGAAGATACGTATCAGTCAAGGCATCAAGAGTACTATCGCATCTGGCGTGGGGAGTCTTCAAGAGAGGACGACACCCGCACCTCAGAGCGTTCACGCATCATAACCCCCGGCTCTATGCAGGCAGTTGAAGAGAATACAGCAGAGATCGAAGAAGCGACATTCACTGGCGCATTGTTCGACATCCGTGATGACGTCATGGACGAGACTAAAGGACAGACCGCAGACATAGCTCTGCTCAAGAAGAAGCTCACAGAAGACCTCACACGCGCTAAAGTCCAGCCAGCTATCAGCACCTGCATACTTAACGCAGCAGTGTACGGTACAGGCATGGCAGAGATAGAGATGTCTGAAGTGATTGTACAGAAGGTAGCTACGCAAGAGATCATGGACGGCGCTGCTACACAGATCGGTGTCGAGATGGAAGAGCGCGTACAGGTACGTCTGCGTCCTATCCTCCCACAGAACTTCCTTGTAGACCCTAATGGTTCTACCGTTGATGATGGCCTTGGTGTTATCATTGATGAGTTCGTAGGTAGTGAGATCATCCGCAAGGATCAAGAGAACGGAATCTATATGGAAGTTGACGTTGGCACAGCCGCTAACGATACCGACATAGAGCCTACACAGGACATGACCGTGTACACCGATGACCGTGTACGCCGCGTCAAGTATTTCGGCTTAGTACCACGTCACCTGTTAGAGATGGAGAAAGACTTAGGCGGCGAGATTGTCATTGACACTCTTGGCAGCGTTGATGGCGTTGAAGAGAAGCAGGACAGCTACTTCGTTGAAGCTATCGTTGTACTCGGTAACGGTCGTCTGCTTATGGCCGACTACAACCCCTACATGATGCAGGATCGTCCACTGGTCGCGTTCCCTTGGGACATCGTACCTAACACGTTCTACGGACGTGGTGTCGTTGAGAAAGCATACAACGTACAGAAGGCTACAGACACAGAGATTCGTTCACGCATCGATGCTTTAGCATTGACTATACATCCTATGATGGCGATAGACGCAACACGTATGCCACGCGGCAGCAGCCCCACCATAAAGCCAGGAAAGATGCTTAAGGTTAACGGCAATCCTTCTGAGATACTCCAGCCATTCAAGTTCGGAGACGTATCACAGATCACGTTCCAACAGGCTGGTGAGTTGCAGAAGATGCTACAGCAGGCCACTGGTGCAGTCAATGCAGCAGGGATGCCAGCAGCAGCGGCAGGCGGAGCAGCAGGCACAGGCGCTATGGCTATGG